CAACCATGGTTACGGGTAAAAAGACCTGTTCTCCGTCAGGAGATACTCTCAAGTAGTGTTTATTCTTACTAGAGTCAAGCATTAAGATTACAATCGAATCATCTTCCTCTCAACCCCTCACTTTCATTAGGCTCCAATGTCTCCATCCAAGCGTTTGGAAATTTACTTAACCCCCAAACACTTCTTATAGTCCCATTCCTCGCCTTCAGCTATCTTCAGATGTTTTCTGTTCTCAGCTAATACACTTAAAAACAAATCTACATCATATTTCACCATTCGCTTATAGTCTGAAAAATAAACTAAAAAGAAAGCGTCCATGCTGGCATTTTTACAATGTTTGAGATTTTCAGCTTGTTTTATGTCTTTTTTCTCAAATTGCCATTTCAGCCCTTCACACATTTTCGCATCAAAACAAGCTTTGTAATTTGGCAATACAATCATATAATCGAAAGGTTCACCTTCTATGTACTGACCCGTATGATTTCTGTTTGGATGTAACTTTGTGCCGAAATATCCGATATTGAATATTTACTTGATTATCTTGTTGATTTGAGACTCAAAACTATTTTTCATCCTGCCTTCCTCCTGTTCATAACTCTATTAAGTATCATGCTTGCTTGACCCGCAGTAAGTCCTTCTGGTAACTCTATCTTTCTTCGCCGTAATAATTTAAGTTGTTTTTCTGTCGCTGGTTTATAACCCCATTTACTTACAATATTCAAGTCCCATATAGCCCTGTATTCGTAGTATTTTTCATTCAATTCTTTGCAGACCGTATCTATAGCCTTTTGCATACTCATTTTTTCGCCGTTGTAAATCGTAATTCCGAGTTCATTTTGAGCCGGTATCCTAAAAGTATTGCGTTCTGGCAGGCTAACAATCAAATCTCCATTTGGCATCTTGAAAAAGTTGATATTGTGAGTAGTGTATCCCTGCTCTCTAGCCCAAAGGTTCACTATCTCGGTATTCCTTATCCAACTTTCCGGGCAATCGCTTTCTTTTGCAATGATTTCCGGTAGGTCAAACAAATCACCTTCTATTTCATCCCTTTTGGACTTAGGCACCTGATCCAAGTCAACACCTATAAGAGTCGGAGCTGTGCATATATCACATTTTCCGGTTACTCCTACGCAATCAATAAGGATTAGTTTTTCTTTGTCTGGATGCAATCTTAGTCCTCTGCCTACCATTTGGGTATATAAGCTACTGTTTTGTGTCGGTCTTGCAATCATAATTGTTTCTATCAGCGGAATATCTGTTCCCTCGGTAAATATCATGCAGTTTGCAAGAACCGGTATTTCTCGCCTTGTAAACGCTTCGATAATTTCAGCTCTACTCTTTGTGTCCCCTGTAACTGCCACAGCTCCCGGAATTTCTTTTGCAATATCTTGAGCATGTTGTACTGAGGTAGCAAATATAAGAGTCTGTCCTTTCGCATATTTGTAATAAGCTTCAGCAATCGCTTTGTTGTGTGATTCTATATTCATAGCATTTTCAAGCTCTCCTGTCGCGAAATCGCCCATACGTCTTGTAACTTTCGACAAGTCATAACCTATATTGACACGTAAGCAATGTATATCTGATAGATAGCCTTGTTGTATTCCCCATTTTAAATCTCTGTCAAAAATAATATCCTGATATACATTGTCCAGCCTTGCCCCATCTCCCCTATTGGGTGTGGCCGTGAATCCTAGATGTAGACGTGGGACAAAATAATCATAAATTTTCTGATAAGACCTGGCCGCTGCGTGATGTGCTTCGTCTGTAATTATCATGTCAAATTCCCACGGGTCGAATCTATCAAGGCGTTTAATTAGGCTCTGGACAGAAGCAATTACAACAGGCTCTCCATTGCTCTTTTCGCTTGCCATTTCAATTCCAACCGGGCAATCGTAGTATTTAGCAGGCTGTCTTATAAGCTCTTCTCTGTGTGCTAGTACAAGAACCTTTCCTTTTCTTTTTATATTTGTAAATATTACTGTTTTGCCTAGTCCTGTTGCAAGCCTGATAATGTATGAGCCTGATTGTAAGCTATTGATTATATCCAAACATTCTTCTTGATAATCCCTAAGAGTTAGTTTCATTTTTTTCTCCTTTCTGTTTCAGGTTCACCCAAAACCCTATCTCTCCGCTGTATAATTCTAATAACTTCATAGCTGTTTCCCATATAGGATTCTTTCTAAGCTCAATTCTTAATATTTCTGTTTCCTTAATCCGCTCTATATGTACATCCATAACCTCTTTGTAAAATCTATCTGTCTCATAATCCTTGATTGCTCTAAGTTTGTGTTTTCCTGCTTGCTCCTTGTTGATTCTGCCTGCCTTGTACCTTTCTAATATTGTCTGTAATGTCCAAAACAGGTTTTTCTCTAGGTAGTGATAACCTTCTGGTGGTTCATCCAGCTTAATTACATCTTTTTCAATTTCTTTTGGATCTAACATCCTTTTTCACCTCGCTTTTTAAAATGCTAACACATGCTAACACATGCTAACATTTATGCTACGCTGAAACCCGCTATTTTACTGAGGTGCTAACACTGCTAACGTTTTTTCCACAACATATGTGTTATATATATAAGAGTGTAATTGAGGGGGGCAAATAATTAATTCCCATGTGTAGATATTATATTATGTAGTATGTTAGTATTATGTAGTATTGTATAGTTACAAGCCTTGACACAAGCGGTTTCTAGGGGTGCTAACATTGTTTAAAAAAATGTTAGCACTATGTTAGCATGTGTTAGCACCTTTAGAATGGCAGTGTTTCAAGGTTTTCATCAACAATGTTATCCTCATTATTAAATACAATTTTTACATAGTTTCCCTTAATACCGTATACATGTGTATTAAAATAATACCTTCCTTGACTATTCCGCTCTATGTATCCATTTTCTGCCCATTTTCTTACAACTGCCGGATATTCGAACCCTGCTTTGCTCATTTGTTCAGTCAATACATCTTTTAAAACTAAACAATTATTATTATCAAGGTCTAATTTCCCCCATATTTCGCCGTTGTTATCTTGTTCTATAAATCTATTAGTATTTCTAGCAATCCAACTTATTACCCATTCGTATGCTCTAGTTGGCACGTCAACATCAGTTTTAGAACGTAGATAATCCTTAATATCAGATATTTTCAAAGGAACATCCCGGAATATAATTTTGCAAGACAATTCATCCGCTAAAAGAATTGCTGACATTGCCATTGCCTGCTTTTCGGTGGTATCGCATTCTTCCAAAACTTTTTTGAATATTTCTCGGTACCGGTCTTGCAATTCTTTCCTATCAGGAAGATTTGCAATATAATCTTTCCCGGCATATCCGTAGTTTTCTCTTACAAAATTAGCTATATCATTCCCATCATCAACAATATTTTCAGTCGCTTCAATTTCAATAACTCTGTTTTTTGCACCGCCACCAGAACCATCTTTTGTTATCGGTTCTTCTCCAGAAAACAAAAAGCAACATTTCCATTGTTTAAGTTCTTCTATACCTCCGTACGCCTTGCCCCTACCTCTGTCGATACCTTCAGTTATGAACATTATCAACTGGTCAAAATTCTCCCAACGGCTCTTAATGATCTGCAGTTCGTCTCCTGCGAATGGAACCGAATGCAAAAAAGATGCTGTCCTTCCAAGGCTTACTTGTGTAGCATTCATAGACCTTACCAGTTTCCCCATCTCTGGATTGCCCCATACTGACATAGCAGCCATAATTCCAACTGTTTTTCCTGCTCCGGTACCGCCCCAAATATGAATAATGAAAGGTAAGATTCCCAGACGCTCTACAAGAGGGCTTGCGAACGAAGAGGCCATAAGTAAGCGAAATATTTTATTTTTCCTAAGCTGCACCATTTCATCTTTCCATTTTTCGTAGTCTCCACATTCACTTACAGCGTCATACATATCTTTGTAAGCTAGGTCTCCGTCGTATTTAACGCCATCAACATACGGTGCAAAATCATCCTCTATCCACCCTAATCGGCCGATACTCTTATGTACCGGTATATCTCCCATATTAAGAGTCACAACATCAGATATGTACGCAACCAAGTCTTTTGCATTTTCACTTGTAACCTCTATTCCACGATCTGCAAGCTGAATAATATTGGATTTGTTGGCCACCATAGACCGATTGACAACAAAGTCTTTCCAGTAGCCATCCTTGTAAAACGCTATCTTAATTTTTTCCGTACCATCGTCGAGATTGGAAAGTCGCTCTACTGGCAATATAGGATGTTGGCAAGCTGTAACCTTCTGTGGCACAAAATTATTAATAATTTCTTTATGTACCCCTAAATCCGTACATTCCCATTTTCCGCATTTCAAACCCGGTAGAGGACAATCAGTGAACTCTATAACATTAGACCCGGCTTGCTTATTTTTCTGTATGAATACAAGTTGATTCGCCTTGTACAGCGTATCAAAATCCCTTGCAACTCCTAATTTACGAGCCTTAGACCTAAGTTGCACTAATATCTCTGTATGCTGTACATGATTTATAATCGTAAACAGATAATCAAATACATCCCGTTCTAATATCGTTTCGCGCGTTAATTTTTCTATCTCAAACGGCATAAAGCCCGCTTCCCTCAATTCTTCTGCGTTCAATCTTTTCCACCGCCCCTTTGTTCAACTTGTAGAAGCTTACCGGGTCTTCCGCAAGCCAATCTATGTAGTAGTCAATTTTGTCTATTTCTGCTAATAGTTCAGCATTTTTGAAACTTTCACTTTCAAAACTTGCAAAATGCAACTCTCTAAAATAACTGTATAAAATATCTTCTGTACGCCTAACCCATTTTTCAAACTGTTCTTTTAATTCTTTGTCTTGTCTCGTTTTAATAATTTCTTTCCGGCTTGGTCTATAATCCAAATTCAGTCCGCAATGAAAATCTGAATTAAGTTTTGCAAGTGCTTCGTAGGGCTTCAAGTTGAAAAGTAACTGTGTTAGAGTGATTACATCACCTTTTTTCCCGCATCCAAAACAGTTGAATATCTGCCCTTTAGCAGAGAAGGATCCTTCCTTCTCTGTATGAAATGGGCATTGTGCTTTTCCGTTTCGTTCAAGTTTTATTCCATAAGCATTGCACGCATCAATAATTGATACATGCTGTTTAATTTGATTAAAATGGGAGTTCATCATCATCTTCTACCTGTTTCCAGCCTGTGTTAGCTGGGTTAAGTAACTTCTTTTCAGGTGTTTTGAATTCTCCTTCCCTAATCGCATCGACACTTCTTACAAATCTGCACTTTACGGTTGTTCCAATACTTCCATCTTGTTTTTCATACTCTTCTTCTCCAAAAATTCCACCAAACAGTTTTCCAACCAGTTTATTTTCATCCCAATTCCACTTGAAACCGGGGTTGGATACTTCAAGCGAAGTCATAAATCCCTTAAAATAACGCAAATCAGCCTGAATAATTGGCTGGTAGTACATGCCCGGCCATTTTGCATCAGGATTGCTTTGTTTTTTGCTTTCAAATCTTCTTTTGTAATAGCCCTCGTGCTCTCCCTCTGCAATGTCAAAGCCTATACGCAAAAGTGTTCCGTAGTCTTTTTCTTCCGCTTGCACCTTAAGTATTTTGCAAATATAGCCACCCGGCTCTAGTGTTTTAAATTCCCCTGTAAATGCCTCTGCTTTTTCATATCCATCATATTTTTTCATTTCTCATATTCCTCCATTTTCTCAATTATTATTTTCATGTCATTTTCTATGTCAAAGGACTCAAAAAGCCCCATTGGTGATTTGGCTGTACTGTTTTTTGACTGCGTTTCAAAAATGTATTTTCCGTCAACGCATTTTGCGATTAACACAGTTGTAAATTTGCTTTCTAATACAATTTTGTCGAGTTTTTTCCCGGAAGTCTTAATCCTGGTGAAATAAAATCCCGAATCATCCCTCTCCGTTTGCGTATGAGCTGTAAATATAACTGTCAAATCATCCCTGTATAGATGTGCATTGCTAACAAGTTCCCAAACACTTGTAGCTAAGTCCTGCCACTTGTCGTAACCTTTTTCCTTCATTCGTTTCATTTCGTCATCAACCATAAGAGTGTTGATTGTATCGATTACAACAATTTTAACGTGTTTTGCTTTTTCGTTAATCCCTTCAAGCAATTTTGTTATTGTTGGTATATCGCTAGTCTGGATATAGTTCTTGTTCTCCTTGTTATATTGGGCTTTCCAACCTTTCCAGCTAAGGCCTTTTCTGTCTGCATCAATTATGTATGTAGTTTTTGGATCCAAATTTCTAAGACTTGTTGTCTTTCCGTTGCCGGATTCACCGGCTACACAAATTACCCTTGACATTGCTCAATTCTCCTTTCCCATTCTTCAATTTTAGATTTGTCCTTCGGCTCTATACCCCAATAGAACCACTTCTCGAACTCATCGGGTTCGTATTCGGGGTCATTTTGGAATTGGTACATAAAACCACCTACTTAACCCACTCGATACCTTGGTCTAGAATAAATTGTCTAAGTCTGTTTTTTTGTTCAGGTGTAACTAGTAGAGTAATTGTTAATCTTTCTAATTGTGGTTGTGGTTCTGGTTCCAGATCGGGTTCAAATATCGGTATCAAATCTTCCAAATCTTCCAAATCCTCAATTTCCTCTGCTTGTTTTTCTGCTTCCCTCTGTCTTTCTACTTCGATTTCTGCAAGCTTTTCTAATTCTTCTTGTTCTTTTCTCTGTCTCTCTTTCTCTTCTTCTCTTTTTTTCTGCTCTTCAATTTTTCGCTTCATTTCCTCAAGTTTCATTTTGTGAGTCATAGCATCAGCAAGAGAAAGATTTTCAACATATTTGTTGAGAATTTCAACCTCAAATTCAGATTTCAAGGATTCTATGACGCCAATTTCTTGCCTAACTTTTGTAATTGCTTCATTAATTTCTGTTTTGATATTCTTCATTGCGTACGCAACATTGAGCCATTGCGGTTTTTGGATTTGTGACAAAGGAATAATATCAGGTATGCTGCCTATAGCTTCGTTTTTATAGCCACTTGCTGCCTCATAGTAATACGTCTCAATCTCTTTTTGCTTTTCCTGTCTTTGCTTTTCCTCATATGTTTTAATTTGTTTATCAATTTCTTCTATGGGTTCATCTATGAGCCCAATAAGCTCTTTGACTTTACTTTCAAATTCTTCGTATGGCTTCATACACTG